GAAAAATATTATAAGTTGGCTAAGAAAAGAATAGAGAGGTTACATGAAAACACGCTCAGCTAAGGCCAAAGGTCGAAGATTACAAAATAAAATACGAGATTTACTTCTCGAAGAATTTAAAGATTTAGAACCAGACGATATCCGTACAGCTATTATGGGTGAAACTGGTGAAGATATTAAATTATCACCTGCCGCACGAAGAAAGATACCTTACTCGTTTGAGTGTAAAAATCAAGAAAAAATATATAATGGTCAAAGTCCAGAATCAAGTAAAGATATGAAAGGTGTAGAGAAGAAATTCACTACACAACCAACTAAAAATATCCATCCAACGGTAAAACCAATCCAATTATTCAGTTATTTAGTAACACTTGGTAGTAGAAAAGATGATGTAGTGTTAGACCCGTTTATGGGTAGTGGAACTACACCAATTTCTTGTGTGACTTTAGATAGAAAATACTTGGGTATAGAGAAAGAAGAAGAATATTTTAAGATTGCCGAAGCACGAGTAAAGAAGGCAATCAATCCAGCAAACTTAGTAGAACACGACTTTTTTTAATATGGCAGAAACATTAACACATTTCGGACATTCATTTCAAAAGAAAATAATAGTATTATTATTATTCAATCGTAGATTTTTGCAAACAATTAATGATATATTGGAACCAGATTATTTTGATTCCGATGCAGATAAATGGTTGGTAAATTGTATAAAGAAGTATTATGAGAAGTATAAGGTAGAACCAACATTAGAAGCAATAAAAATACAAGTAGATGAACTTAGTTCAGAAGTTTTAAAGAAATCAGTAGTGGATAATTTAAGAGAGGCATTTCAACTTAGAGAGGCAACTGATTTAAATTTTGTAGAAGAAAAGTCCATAGAGTTTTGTAAAAATCAAACATTAAAAACTGCAATAATGCAATCTGTAGATTTATTAGAACGTCACGATTATGATGGTATAAAAACTACAATTGATGCGGCAATGAAGGCTGGAACTACAAAAGATTTAGGACATGATTATATAAAGGGATTGGAAGAAAGATTAACACATTCAACACGAGATACTGTTGCTACAGGTTGGGATATTATAGATGAAGTTATGGATGGTGGTTTAGGAAAAGGAGAGTTAGGTGTTATTGTGGCACCAGCTGGTATTGGTAAAACTTGGTGTTTACAGAGATTGGTATCAGAGACTATAAAAAGAGGTAATACCGCAATACATTACACATTAGAATTAAACCAATCTTATGTTGGATTAAGATATGATACTATATTTTCAGGAATACCCACAGGAGAAATTAAGTTTCAACAAGAAACTGTTAAGAAATCATTAGAGAAAGTAAAGGGAAAACTATTAATAAAATATTTTCCAACAAGGTCAGCATCAGTACAAACTATAAATGCACATTTAAAACAAGTAGAATTAAGTGGGTTTAGACCAGATATCGTTATAGTAGATTATGCAGATATTATGAGAGATATTAGTGGTGGTAGAGAGTTAAGACATCAATTAGGAAACATTTATGAAGACCTACGAGGATTAGCTGGAGAGATGGATATACCAATATGGACTGCCTCTCAAGCAAATCGTTCATCATTAGACGAAGATGTGATTGATGCCAGTAAAGTTGCAGAAGCATATAGTAAAGTGATGACTTCAGATTTTGTAGTTAGTGTTAGTAGAAAGATTGAGGATAAGGTAGGGAATACGGCAAGATTCCACGTGATTAAAAATAGGTTTGGTGTGGATGGAATTACCTATCCTGCTACTATGAATACTAATATTGGTAGGATTGATGTACATAGACCATCATCATTAAGTGGGAAAGAAACAACGAAAAAAATGGTAAATTCTGAAGATTTTTTGAAACAAACATTGAGGAATAAATATAAAGATTATAAAAGTAGTGAAGAAATTGGAGAAGAAAAAACTTCTAAAAAAAACTTAACTGATTTTGGATAAACTTTAAAATATTCGGGATAGAACTGAATATATATAGTATTTATTTATGGTTGGGAAAGTAAATTGGAAATAAAAAAGATTTTCTCTCTACTTTTATTAAGGATTGGGTATGGCTAGACCTCGAAAATATTTTACTAAAAAAGAGCAAATTGAAGCTCGTAGGGCACGACAACGGAAGTATTATTATAAGAATAGGGATACAATTCTTAATAAAAAAATTAAGAAATATTGGGAAAATAAATATAAATAGTTTTTAGAAGGGATGTTACACGTGGAATTTAAGTTATCGGAAAATTTTATAAATAAGTACAAGAGGAAAAGACCACCTTTTGGTTTTAACGGTTTAGGTGAATTAGTTTATATGAGAACATATTCTCGTATTAAAGAAGATGGAAAAAATGAAAGATGGTGGGAAACAGTTCGTAGGGTTGTAGAAGGTACTTATTCCATGCAAAAGAATTGGATTGATCAACATCAACTTGGTTGGAATGCCTGGCAAGCTCAGGCATCAGCTCAAGAGATGTATGATAGAATATTTAATATGAAATTCTTACCACCAGGGCGTGGTTTGTGGGCGATGGGAACTCCAATCACCGAAGAAAAGAAGTTATATGCAGCATTAAATAATTGTGCCTTTGTGTCTACTTCAACAATAAAGGACGATTACTCGAAACCATTTTGTTTTTTAATGGATGCATCAATGTTAGGTGTTGGAGTTGGTTTTGATACAAAGGGGGCCGGCCATGTACTTATAAAAGGCCCTAACAACGACAGACAAGAAGAAGTTTATGAGATTCCAGATACACGAGAAGGATGGGTAGAAAGTTTGAGATTGTTGTTAGAGTCATATTTTCATGGAACGGCCCCAGTTACTTTTGATTACAAAAAGATTAGAGCAGAAGGAGAGCCAATTAAAGGATTTGGTGGTGTGTCAAGTGGACATGAACCATTACAAGAAGTTCACGAAGATATTAGAAAAGTATTGGATAATAATACAAATAGTCCAATTACAGTAACTACAATTGTAGATATAATGAACCTAATTGGTAAATGTGTCGTAGCAGGGAACGTAAGACGGACAGCAGAGATTGTGTTCGGTGACCCGTATGATGACGAGTATTTGGATTTAAAAAACTATGAAGTAAATCCTCACAGAGATCAATATGGTTGGACTTCAAACAACTCAATATTTGCAGAACTCGGTATGGATTATACTGATGTGTGTAAAAGAATTAATGATAATGGAGAACCTGGATTTGCATGGTTAGAGAATATGAGACAATTTTCTCGTATGCAAAATGGTGGTGATAATAAAGACCATAGGGTAGCAGGTGGAAATCCCTGTTTAGAGCAATCATTGGAGAGTTACGAATTGTGCTGCTTGGTAGAAACGTTTCCATCCAATCATGATTCATTAGAGGATTATCAAAGGACACTTAAATATGCCTATTTGTATGCAAAGACGGTAACACTTGGTAAAACACATTGGAGTGATACAAACAGAGTTATGTTGAGAAATAGAAGAATTGGATGTAGTGTTAGTGGAGTAGCACAATTCATTACTAAACATGGAATGGAAGAATTAAGAAAATGGTTAGAGAGTGGATATGATACTATTCAAGAATGGGATTGTATGTATTCAGATTGGTTTGCAGTACCGAAGTCTATAAAAACGACTTCAGTAAAACCAAGTGGTACTGTTTCATTATTAGTAGGAGCAACACCAGGAATGCATTATCCAGAAAGTAGATTTTATATTCGTAGAATTAGAGCATCTAAACATTCAGAATTATTAGACCCGTTGAAACGGGCAGGTTATACGGTAGAACCAGCTTTTGGTTCAGAAGACAGTACGGTAGTGGTAGAAGTTCCAGTAGATGTAGGTGAGGGGATTAGAACTGCGGCTGAACTTTCGATTTGGGAACAATTCAGTTTAGCCGCGTTCTTACAACGACATTGGGCAGATAACCAAGTAAGTTGTACAGCAACATTCGACCCCGAAACCGAAGCAGATGAACTACCACACGTTTTAAATTATTTCCAATATAGATTAAAAGGTATATCACTTTTACCAAGACATGAGTTAGGTGCTTACAAACAAATGCCATATGAAGCAATTGATGAGAAAACTTATAATAAAAAATTAAAAAAATTAAGTAGGTTGAGTTTTGTAGGTATTGAAGGTGAAGAAGCAGAAATAGACAAATTCTGTAATTCTGATCAATGTGAGATTCCAGGAGAAATGATAAAAAGTACTTGACTTGTATAGGTTTTTATTCGTATATTCACATATGTTAAATTGGAAAGTTATAATATAAATGTATCAAAATATCTATTTTGATGGAAGATCAATTCATATATGGGATGATAAATTAGGTTATAGAAAAACACCATATAAAAGGTATGCTTATTTACAAGATAAGAACGGTAAATTTACTGCACTTGATGGAACTCGACTAAAAAAGGTTTTTAGATATGATAAAGATGATGAAAATTTATATGAATCTGATGTAATAGCAACTACAAGAACTTTAGTAGACCAATATACAGATTCAGATGAACCATCGGTAGGTCATAGAACTATGGTTTTTGATATCGAGGTAGAGGTTACACAAGGATTTCCATCACCATCAAAGGCAGAGAATAAAATAACTTCTATTGCATTATGGGATAGTCTTACAGACGAATATTATTGTTATGTTTTAGACCCAGAGAATAAACTTGAGATTAAATCAGAAGATGGTATATTGAAAAATGGAAATAATACTGTACTTAGATTTAAATCAGAAATTGAGATGTTAAATGCATTTTTGGGTAAATATTGTGAGATAAGACCTACAATTATTACAGGCTGGAATACAGATAATTTTGATATTCCGTATTTGTATAATAGAATACTTCAATTATTAGGTCAAGAGTTTGCGGGGTTATTATCACCAATAGGAGTTGTTAAATATTCAGATTATAGACAGAGATTTGAAATAGCTGGAGTTAGTTGTTTAGATTATTTAGCATTATATAAAAAGTTTACACCGAGTTTGAAACCATCTTATAGATTAGATTCAGTAGGTGAAGATGAGATAGGAATAACAAAAGTATTTTATGAGGGAACACTTAATGAGTTATATGAGAATGATAGAAAACGGTTTGTAGCATATAACTTAAATGATGTTCATATAGTTGTAGAGTTAGATAAGAAATTAGATTATATTGAAATATCACGAGGTATATGTCATATTGGTCATGTATCATATGAAGATATTTACGCAAGTTCTCGTTATTTAGAAGGAGCAATTTTAGTTTATTGTAAGAAAATAGATGTGGTTGTACCAAATAAAAACAAAAAGGCTAGAGCTTTGATGAACAAACGGAAAAGTAGTGATAAATTTGCAGGAGCTTATGTTCAAGACCCAATACAAGGAAGACATGAGTGGGTTTATGATTTAGATATTACATCAATGTATCCAAGTGTTATTCGTTCATTGAATATATCTCCAGATACTAAAATTGGTAAAGTTGTTGGTTGGAATTCCGAAGAATTTGTTAAAAAAGATAATAAAAAAACATATACAATAACGGTAGGAGATAAAGAAAAAGGAAAGTTGACAGAAACAGAATTAAAAGAGTATTTTGAAAAAACTAAAGTTTCAATTAGTTCTAATGGGATATTATATAGAATGGATAAAGTAGGACTAATTCCAGCAATTCTTGGTAAATGGTTTGACGATAGAGTACAATTTAGAAAATTAGCTAAACAATTTAACGAAGATGGGAATGATAAAAAGTTTCAATATTTTAATAGACGACAATATCTACAGAAAATTTTGTTAAATTCATTGTATGGTGTATTGGGATTACCTGTTTTTAGGTTTTATGATATTGATAATGCAGAGGCAACTACAATGACAGGACAATCTTTGATTAAATTTAGTAAGAAGATTACAAATCATTATTATAATAAGGAACTTGGTACAAATGAAGATTATGTGATTTACATAGATACAGATAGTATTTTCGCATCAGCCACACCGTTGGTTAAAGCAAGACATAAAGGAATTGATACTAGTGCTGAAGCAACGATGACTCAACATATTATTAATATTGCGGATGAGATTCAAGCGTATTTGAATCAGAGTTATGATTTATTTGCCAAGAGATTTTTAAATTTAGATAAACATTATTTTGAAATTAAACAAGAGGTTATTGCAAAGAGTTCATTATTCATTACCAAGAAACGATATGGAATGAAAATTATTAACGAGGAAGGTAGAAAAGTTAATAAAACTCACGTTAAAGGATTGGATACAGTTAGAAGTTCTTTTGCTAAAGGAATGAAGACTTTATTATCAGAAGTATTGGATGATTTATTGGCAAATGTACCTAAAGAAAAGATTGATGAAAGAATTTTTACATTTAAAAAGGGTATGAAGGCGATGAGTTATGATGATATAGCTTCACCCACAGGAGTTAAACGATTAGGTAAATTTATTAAAAATGTAGATGAGAGAAATTTTCAACATAAAGATACTACAGTAGGTGGTAAATTAATATCAACATATTATGCTAAGGCCACACCAGTTCATGTAAAGGCATCTTTAGCATATAATGATATGATAGATTATTATGATAAGAAAAGATATTCTAAAATAGTGGGTGGAGAAAAAATTAAGTGGGTTTATTTAAAACAAAATCCTCTTAGTTTATCAGTTTTAGCATATAAAGGGGATGAAGATCCACCAGAAGTTTTAGATTATATCAAAAAATATATAGATGTTGATAAGTTATATACTCAAGCACTTAAAAAGAAGATTAAAATGTTTTATGATGCTATGGGATATGGTTTACCTGTAGATGAACGATATACTTTAGAAAGATTTTTTTGATTTTGGAAGATAAAATAGATATATATATATATGTATATATCAACAATTAATAAATGTAATATAGGAGATACAAAATGAATAAAGCTTATTTGGATAGGTTTATAAGTAAATATTCGCTTGGAGATAGTGTGAATTCGGTTGTTTGGAATGTAAATGATGAAGTTTTAACTACTGAATTTATTACTTTGGATAAGTCTTTACTTGGAAAGGTTACTTTAGATACTTTTCAATTTGAAGATGTTCAGTTGGGAATTTATGATACAAAACAACTTGCTAGTTTATTAGGTGTTTTAAATGATGATATTAATTTAACAGTAGTTAAATCACAAGATAAAGTGGTTTCTGTTAAATTTGAAGATTCATATGCATCAGTAAATTATATGTTGAGTGATTTATCGGTCATTCCTGATGTTCCTCAAATGAAAAGTGTTCCAGAGTTTGAATTGTCGTTAAAAATAGATAGTTTATTTATTGCGAAATTTATTTCTGGTAAAAACGCTTTAGCAGAATCTGAAACTTTTACAGTTTTGACGGATGCAAATACAAATAGTTGTAAATTTGTTATTAATTATTCTGCTATTAATACTAATAGGGTTAATTTACCTGTATCGGTTGATACCTTTAGTGATGTAGGGCCATTATCCTTTAATGCGGAACTGTTCTCAAAAGTTTTACAGGCTAATAAAGAATGTGAAAGTGCGAGTATGGAAATTTCGAGTAAAGGATTGGCAAGAGCCTCGTTTAAAGTAGATAATTATGAGGCAATTTATAATTTAGTTGCTAGTCAAAGTGTAGATTAATCAAATAGTTATCAATGTATTTAGATTACTTTGATAAGTTTAAAAATATGGAGCCTTACCTTAAAATAGATAAAAAGGAATGGGCGTACATAAAAGAAACTTTTGATAGACCAGATATTCAGGAAACTCTCGTAGAGATTTTGAAAGAATATGAATTACCTACTCAAGAGTTGACCATAAAAGATGCATATAAAGATTTTATGAAGTTAAAAGGTATTCAATGGCCCGATTATTTAAAAGAATCTAAATGGTATGCAAGGTCAGAGTATAAATGGCCGTTAACTAAGAAAATTATACGAAGGATAAATAGAGGAAATGACGCTAGTAATTATTTCCAACAGTATAATAGGTGGTCAGTAGATGGAACTATTTCTCCAGGTCCAGTTAGGACTTGGGGAAATCCAAAGTTTATGTATACTTTGTTAGGTTCATTATTCACACTTGAGGTTGAGAAGGTAGATAGGGGAACATTAAGGTCTTGTATTGGACTTCGTAAGTATATATGTTCTCAATTCAAACCAAATGTAGCAAAATCAATTTATGATATGTTTAAGGCAGAGAATATACTTGATTTTTCTATGGGTTGGGGTGATAGATTGGCAGGATTTTACGCGAGTGATTATGGGAAACATTATGTGGGAATAGACCCAAGAAAAGAAAATCATCCTATTTACAACGAACAATCAGAGTTTTATGAGAAACACTTGGGATTTTTCGAACACGAGAGGAAATCAGAATTTCATTGTTCACCAGCAGAGGAGTTTGATTTTTCTCAATATGATGATTATTTTGATTTAGTATTTACTTCACCACCATATTTTAATGTGGAGAGATACAGTTATGATGATACACAAAGTTGGGTTAGATATAAGTCTATTGAAGATTGGAATACAGATTTCTTACAGAAGACATTGAAAAATTTATGGAGTAGTATTAAAACTGGTGGATATTTATTAGTGAATATAAGTGATGTAAATGCATCGAGTAAAGGTAAGAAAACAAAGGGATGGTTATCTATTTGTGATCCTATGAACGACTTTTTAGATACATTTAAAGATAGTGAATATAAAGGTTGTATTGGTTATGAGATGGCAAAAAGACCTAATTCAATAGGAGCTGGAACTGCTAAAGTAACAGAAGAAACTAATAGAAAACCAGAATATATCTTACCAGTAAAAGAAGGATTATTTGCTGAACCAATTTGGATTTGGAAAAAAATATGATTATAAAAGAAGATCACGGGTTATGGGTAGAAAGATACCGACCTTCAACAATGGAAACTTACATTGGGAACGAACATCTAAAAAGTAAGGTATCCATTTACTTGGAGAGTGGAGATTTACCACATCTATTATTATATGGAAGAGCTGGTACAGGTAAGACCACATTAGCCAAATTACTTGTGAAGAATATAGATTGTGATTATCTGTATATCAATGCATCAGACGAGAATAATGTAGATACCGTTAGAACTAAAGTGAAGACCTTTGCATCCACTATGGGATTTAAGGATATGAAAGTGATTATTTTGGACGAGTGTGATTACATTACACCTAATGCGCAGGCAGCTCTTCGTAACTTAATGGAAACATTCTCAAAACATTGTAGGTTTATTCTAACTTGTAATTATGTTGAGAGAATAATAGACCCAATACAATCACGGTGCCAATCATTTCAGATTATACCACCATCAAAGAAAGAAGTAGCGGTACATTTATCAAATATATTAAAGAATGAGAATGTAACTTTTAAGGTAGATGATATAGCAACTATTATTAATGGTGGATATCCTGATATACGAAAAGTTATAAATACCTCACAAAGACAAGTTGTAAAAGGAGAACTTAAATTAGATGCTCAAGAAATTATATTGAGTGATTATAAATTAAAGTTATTAAAAGTATTACAAACTAAAAGTAAAACAAGAAAGGAAATATTTACAGAAATAAGACAAATACTGGCAGATGCAAAGGTTACAGACTTTGCAGATTTTTTCAGATTATTATATGATGAAGTAGATACGTATGGGAAGGGTCATATAGCAGAATGTATTTTGATTATTGCTAGATATGAATCATCTGATACCCATGTAGTAGATAAAGAAATAAACGCAATGGCAATGTTAATAGAATTATTAGGAGTAATTACATAATGGAAGAAAAGTATTGGGGAGAGAAAAAACCTCCTGTGAAGAAAGCAATAAATAAAGAAACTACAGAAAAACATATAGGAGTACATGAAAATAAGATTTATTATTATTCTGGAGTACATAGAGATGGTGCTGTAGAATTAAATAAGAAGATAGGTGAATTACAAGTAAGAAGTTTTACAATGGCAAATAATTTAGATGTAGAACCTTACCCAATTCATTTATATATAAATTCAGGTGGTGGCTCAATCACTTCAGGTATTTCATCAATGGATACAATATTGAGATGTAAAGTTCCAGTTTATACTTATGTTGATGGTTTTGCTGCAAGTGCAGCAACATTCCTTTCAGTAGTGGGTAGTAAAAGATACATTTCAAGAAATTCATATATGTTAATACACCAATTATCTTCAAACTTTTGGGGAAAATATTCAGAGTTTCAAGATGAAAAACAAAATTTAGATTTGATGATGGATACAATTGTAAATGTATATAAGGAATATACAAAAGTTCCAGTCAGAAAATTAAACGAAATATTAAAACACGATTTGATGTGGGATGCTAAAACGTGTTTGAAATACGGATTAGTGGACGAAATCATTTAAATAAAATAACAGGAGAAGAAAAATGGCATCAGCTAAAGAACTACACGCAAAAATCAAAGAACACTTCGAGGAATTTGATATAAATCACGAAGCACACGTTGAAAAGGGCAATAAAGCCGCAGGTGGTAGAGCTAGAAAACATATTGGAGAGATTAAGAAACTGGTTACAGATTATCGTAAAGCTTCAATATCAGAATCAAAATAATACGGAGATAATATGAAATTATCAAACATGAATGACCTTAAACCAATAGAACGAGATGACTTCATTTGGAACAAGGAGAACGAGTTATTCAATTTGTTGGGAGTTACAGATAAACAAAAATCGAAAAAAATAAGAGGACTCTTTAATGAGATTGTACAACATTTGATTGTAAGAACAGATAATGTATTTTCAGAGGAAGTAAAATGAGCACTAAACCAATGAAACCTTTATCTAAACCTAAAGAAACTGTAGATTTATCAAAGGCAGATACTTTACAATGTGAGGAATGTGATAATTATTTGTTTATTACTTCATATGTTATCAAACGAGTTTCTGCAATTTTATCACCATCTGGACAAGAAGGATTAGTTCCAATTCAAGTCTATAGTTGTGGTAATTGTGGTACAGTTCCAAAAAAGTTGTTAGAAGGTAGCGGACTTGAAACCTAAAGGTTTATTTGATCATATTAATCAAATAACAACTAATCAAACAAAAGATTATTGGAACACACTAACAGAATCAGATAAGAAAACCTGGTCTAATTATATGATTAATAGGTTTCTTTCTATGAAAATGGATTGGACTGATTTTGTTAATGAAATACAGAAATTAAAGCTGGCACCGCGCCAGCTTTATTTGGTGTATTCTAATGTATTACCAAAAGGTAAACAGTATTTAAAATATATTAAGAAGAAAAAAGACCCTATTTATAATACACAAGTTGTTCAGAAAATTTCTGAATATTTCGAAATCAGTCAATCCGAATCGGAAGACTATTTACAACTATTATCAAAAAAACAAATTAGAGAACTGGTATCCAAATATGGATATACAGATAAAGAATTAAAACAAATGGGATT